TATGGAGAATCGTGGATTGAAAACTTTCATAAAATAGCTAAATCAGATAGACAGTTAAATTCTATAATATCTGAGGAAAGAGAGACATGGCTAAAATATAAAACCGAAGCTTCTGAATTTATTAAAACATATTTTAATGATGAATCATTAGCTAGTTTGGAAATAGACAAGCGAGGTCTTAATAAATAATATAAGGAGTAATCCATGTCACTATCAAATACAGCGACTCCTATATATTACGGAAAATTCAGAGATGCTGTATTACGAGGGGAAATACCAGTATGTAAAGAAATAGAAATGCAGATGAATAGGATTGACGATATTATTGCTGATCCTAGATATTTCTATGACGATGAAGCTATTAAAGGTTTTGTCGATTTTTGCGAAAACGAACTCACATTAACCGATGGATCTGATCTAAAATTACTGGATACATTTAAGTTATGGGCTGAAGATTTGTTGAGTTGGTTTTATTTTGTCGAAAGAAAAGTCCCAGATCCAAATACTGGCGGGTACAAGATAAAATACTTAAAAAAGCGACTAGTTGTTAAACAATATTTGATAGTAGCAAGAGGTGCTGCAAAATCCATGTATGTATCGTGTCTACAAGCATATTTTTTGACTGTTGATAGTAGCACGACACAACAAATAACCACAGCGCCAACGATGAAGCAGGCAGAAGAGGTTCTATCTCCTATAAAGACTGCTATAGCTAGAGCAAGAGGTCCTTGGTTTAAATTTCTAACTGAAGGATCACTTCAAAATACTACCGGATCGAAGGCTAATAGACAAAAATTGGCGTCTACCAAAAAGGGTATCGAGAACTTTATTACGAATTCTACTCTTGAGATTCGACCAATGGAAATCGATAAGCTTAATGGTCTTAGGTCAAAAGTTAACAGCGTTGACGAATGGCTTTCCGGCGATATTCGCGAAGATGTAGTAGGAGCAATAGAGCAAGGCGCTTCAAAAATGGAGGATTATATTATAGTTGCTGTTAGTTCAGAGGGTACAGTAAGAAATGGACCTGGTGATACCATAAAGATGGAATTAATGTCCATGCTTAAAGGTGATTATTATAATCCAATAACATCTATTTGGTGGTATAAACTAGATGATGTTCAAGAAGTATCAGATCCTGCTATGTGGATTAAGGCTCAGCCAAATATAGGTCAGACTGTTTCGTATGAGACATATCAACTCGATGTCGAACGAATGGAAGCGGCACCTGCTAATAGAAACGATATTTTAGCAAAGCGTTTCGGTATTCCTATGGAGGGTTATACATATTTCTTTACTTATGAAGAAACAATACCACATCCTAAACGGAATTACTGGCAAATGACCTGTTCACTCGGAGCGGACCTTTCGCAAGGAGATGATTTCTGTGCATTTACATTTTTATTTCCTCTCGAGGATGATTCTTTTGGTGTTAAAACCAGAAGTTATATTACAACCTTAACATTCTCTAAATTACCAATGGCTACACGCAGTAAATACGAGGAATTTATTAAAGAAGGAACTTTAGTAATCCTTGATGGAACGGTTCTCGATATGATGGAAGTATACGAAGACTTAGATCACCATATTCAAGAAAATGAGTATGATGTAAGATCATTCGGATATGATCCATATAATGCTAGAGAATTTGTAGAAAGATGGACTGCTGAAAATGGGCCATTTGGTATTGAAAAGGTAATACAAGGAGCCAAAACAGAATCGTTACCATTAGGAGAATTAAAGATATTATCAGAAGAAGGAATGTTGCGTTTTGATGAGAAACTTATGAGTTTCGCTATGGGAAATGCAATTACTTTGGAAGATACTAATGGTAATAGGAAGTTATGGAAAAAACGTTACGATGCAAAAATTGATAACGTAGCAGCCATGATGGACGCATATATTGCATATAAACACAATAGGGAGGCCTTTGAATAATGGATAACAATTATTTATCTCATGAGGGTGTTAAAGGCATGAGATGGGGCGAAAGACGTTATCAATATAAAGATGGCTCATTAACTCCTGAAGGCCGAAGACACTATGGTTATGGAGAAGAGCGAAATAAATTAAGATCTGAAATCAAAATAATCAGAGAAAAGGCAAGAGCTGAACGAAAGATGGCTAAAGTTCAGAACGCTGAACAAATTAAATATGAGAAACAACGTCAGAAACTAGAAGCTAAAATTCAGAAAACCAAAAATGCTGATAAGTTAAAAGCTGAAAAATTAAAAGAAAAACAAGCGGCTCGAGATGCTAGAGATCAGAAGAGACAGATTGCTGAGTTTAAGAGAAAACACCCACTACAGTATCAAAAGATTAAGCCATATTTAACAAAAAACGGAACTCTCAATGATGAGGGCCAGACTATATTTTTTGGTAATGGACAAAAAAAGACATTAGCAACAATGTCGAACGAGGATATTAGAAATGCTACTTATAGAATGAACCTTAAAAACAGGTATAATGAACAAGTAGCAACTTATAATGCTCACGATCCAGCCGCTCAAAGAAAAGCAACTGCTAAAGCAGTTGTTGGTGCTGGAGTTATTAGTTTTGTTGCTAGTTTTGGACTACAATCAGCCACTGATTTAGTCAAAGGAGGAACAAACGAAGTTAAGGCAAATCTTAGAGATAATGGTAAGAAAGCTGCCTTGGCGGCTATAGGTGCGATTGGTACAACATTGACGGCTAGATTGCATTTATCTGGAAATAAAGGTAAGCAAGCATATAATGCATTTAGAACTAATGGTGGAGAAAATAATACCGGTGGTAACAAACATGGTAAAAGAAATTCTTCCAACGGTAGCTCCGGGCAGAATACCGCTAGTTCTAACAATAGTTCTGGGCAGAATACCTCCAGTTCCGGCGGTAGCTCTAGGCGAAGGAGTGGAGGAAGGTCTAGTTCTAGATCGCAGTCTTCATCAACGTCGAATTCTGGTCCTCATATGAGAAGAGCATCACATGCAGGTTCTAGATTCGTAAATACTTTTAATAGCATATATGGAAATCGAAGAGCCCCAACGGCACCAGAACAAACGTCGAGAGCAGATGCTATAATAAGTGCAGCTTCAAATCTGCCTTATTCGGAAATAGCTGGATATTTAACAGCTGGGCATTTACCAGATAGACATTCGTAAAAGGAGATGACGTATGAATTTTGTAGATAGACTTGCACATGCGTGGAATGCTTTCCAAAATAAAGATCCTACGCCGTTATCCTATACTCAGCCCGGTTTCTATACTAGACCTGATAGGCATAGACTATTACCAGGTGTGGATAACACCATTATATCTTCTATTTATACAAGAATAGCAATTGATGTATCTGCTATAGATATTGAACATGTACGAGTAGATGAAAATGAAAATTTTGTAGAGAAGATAGATGATTCCTCATTAAATTATATATTTTCAACAGAAGCAAACATAGATCAGACATCTAGAGAATTTGTCCGAGATATAGTTATGTCTATGTTTGATGAAGGGTGTGTTGCTCTTGTTCCTGTGCAGACTGATACTGTTCCTAAGAACCCAGGATCTTTTGAGATAGATTCTATAAGAACCGGAAAGATTATTGAATGGTATCCGGAAGCAGTAAAAATAGAAGTATATAATGAAAAGACCGGAGAAAAAGAAGAAGTAACGATGCTTAAGAGAACTGTCGGTATAATTGAGAATCCGTTATATTCTGTAATGAATGAACGAAATTCGACATTACAGCGATTGATTCGAAAGTTGTCGTTACTCGATCAGGTAGATGAACAGTCGAGTTCTGGTAAATTAGATCTCATTATTCAGTTGCCTTATGTTATAAAATCTGAAGCCAGAAAGAAACAAGCTGAAATGAGAAGGTCAGAGATCGAAGAGCAGTTAACAAATAGTAAATATGGTATAGCATATACAGATGGAACAGAAAAGATCGTCCAACTCGGCCACCCCATAGAAAACAATTTGTTACAGCAAATCGAATATTTGACTAAGGTTCTTTATAGTCAGCTTGGCTTGACAGAAGCAGTATTTAATGGTACGGCAGATGATAAAGAGATGTTGAATTATTATAACCGGACTATAGAACCTATAATCTCGGCTATAACGGAAGAATGTCAAAGAAAATTCATAACCAAAACGGGGAGGACACAGAGGCAAAGAATTATGTTCTTTAGAGATCCTCTTAAGTTGGTACCTATTACCGAATTGGCAGATCTTTCTAATAGCTTATCTAGGAATGAGATTCTTACTCCTAATGAATTTAGAGGTAGTCTAGGTTTCAAGCCCGCAGATGACCCAAGAGCCGATATGCTTGTTAATAGAAATATTAATACGGCTGATGGTGAAATGGGCTATGAGCAGTACCCTATGGATTATGAACAATTTGCAAATGATCAGTATGGTCAGATGGAAAATATCGATTCTGAACTGGAAGACATGCGAAATATGTATCATGATTCATTATCCCATACAGGCGCTAATGAACCTCCGGGAGGATACGCTTCAAAATATTACGACCCTGACAAAGCTCATGAATATTATGAGAAAACTAAGAAGTTAAAGGGTCGAAGATCTAATGCTGGTCTTAATGAAGAAGGCCAAGCGGTCGCCGAATATATGCGGAAACAAGTTGACGAAGAACACGCTAAAGAATTGGGACTTCACACAGAAGAAGCAAAAAGAAAGATAGAACAACTCGATACAGATTTAGAAACAACCGTTGAGAACATATCTAATAATCTTTCAACTGCGTTAGAAGCCGCAAGAAATGCAACATCAGCAAATATCGAGACCGCAAAAGCAAAGCTTCAAACAGTAATAGCTAATTCTTCTGAACATATACAGAATCAAGTAAGTCAGTTACGTGAAAAGATGGAAGGTGCTCCTAGTGCCGCAGCTAGACGTGGTTTTGAGAATCAGATAGAGCAACTCCAAGAAGTTAATTCTAAAAATAGAGATGCATTAGCAGATCAATTTGCTGAAGAATACGCTACTGCACAAAGCAATTACGCGTCAACTGCCGAACAGTTGTCATCTAGAGCCGAGGAAGATACTGCAAAAGCAAAAGAAGCAACAGAAGCCGGCAAAGAAAATGTAAAAGCTAATTATCAAAAAATAGCAGAAGAATTAGAAGAAAAGTATGGCCAGATTATGGTCGATGAGATGGATAAGATCAGAGCTAACCCTGCGTTCCAGGAAGAGAAGAAATCGAGTTCATCAAGTAGTAGCAAAACATCTTCTCGAAAGATGGATTCTAGTTATTACAATGCTATAGCTAGATATAGAGAACGAAATCCTCGTCGAAGAAGATAAAAGGAGGAATAAAATGGCAAAATGGGATTTTAGTGGTTACGCCACTAGAAACGATCTCAAGTGTGGTGATGGTAGAACCATTCGCAAGAATGCATTTAAGGATAATGATGGACAGACAGTTCCTTTGGTATGGCAGCATGTCCATGATAATCCGGATAATGTACTCGGTCACGCTGTACTTGAGAACCGTGACGATGGTGTATATTGCTATGGTTATCTTAATCATACTCAGCGTGGTGAAGATATGAGAGAAATGATAGCCAATGGTGATGTATCAAAACTTTCTATATTTGCTAATAAGCTTGTCCAGAATGGCAGCGATGTTATTCATGGGTCAATTAGAGAGGTTAGCCTTGTTCTTGCTGGAGCTAATCCCGGAGCATTTATAGATAATATTAGTATTGCTCATAGCGATGGTACATATACGGAAGTCGACGATGAAGCAATAATCTATTCAGATTCGGATATTATTCATAGTGATGATGACGAAGATGAAGACGATGAAAATCAAAATGAAGAATCCGAAGATGAAGAGTCTGAGGAAGTAGAACATTCGGATGATAAGGAGGGCCAGAAGATGGCTGAGAACGATAAGACCATACAGGATGTTCTTGACTCTATGAGTGAAGAGCAGAAGAATGTTATGTATTATTTGATAGGTGCTGCTCTCGAAGATCAGGGTGGCGAAGCAGAACATGATGATTTAGGAGACGATGAAATGAAAAAGAACATTTTTGATAGAACAAGTGAAGAGCAGAACGATACACTTTCTCATTCTGAGATCGAGACTATTTTCAAGGAAGCTGTACAGAATAAGGCTAGCCTTAAAGATACATTCCTTGCACATGGTATCGTAAATATTGATTACCTTCTTCCCGAGGCAAAGCTTATTAACAAGGAGCCCCAGATCGTCAATGATGATCAGGAGTGGGTATCCGATGTAATGGCTAGCGTTCATAAGAGCCCTATGTCCAGACTTAAAACAATCGTTGCTGATATTACAATGGAAGAGGCAAGGGCCCTTGGATATGTAAAGGGTACAAAGAAGGATGAGGAGCAGTTCGGTCTTCTTAAGAGAGAGGTAACACCTCAGACAATCTACAAGCTCCAGAAGTTTGATAGAGATGATATCCTTGACATTACAGATCTCGATGTAGTTGCTTGGGTTAAGTCCGAAATGCGCATTAAGCTTAAGGAAGAGATCGCAAGAGCGATTCTCGTTGGTGATGGAAGACTCAATTCTGATCCTCATAAGATCAAAGAAGAGAAGGTTATACCGATCTACAAGGATGTCTCTCCTCTTGTTGGTTACAATTCTCAGCTTAACGGTCATAATATTTCTTCTGCTACATTTGCATATAGAAGAATTATCCAGGTTCCTTCCAATGCCACAGATGCCGATAAGGCTGAGCTCCTTATTGATGAGGCAGTTAGAGCTCGTGTAGACTACAAGGGTTC